AACACTATTCCCCACCCGCAATCCACATTTCCCACAAAAACAACCCAAACCTAAAAACGACCACACCCCCCGTACAAACCCTAATAGGTCGCCTATTAAAAATTATAAAAAATTTGCATACATTCTTGTCTAACACTAGACAATGCACCACAAAAAGCAGCCCCGGTTAAGGGGCTGAAGAGCAAATGAGCAATTTGCCAAGGAGAAGCAATGGGCAACCGCTTGCACCACCACCGAAAAGAAGTATACAATAAAAGCAGATCACATGTTTGAACACTTGATTAACGGGGAATTCCACCCTGCGATAGAAGAAGCGCCCAAGGGTGCGGTGTCGCCCATTGCCAATCACAGCGTGGCTGACCAGATAGACGCCAAGGTAAAGACTACTGACTGGTTAAAAGAGATCGGCGCTATATCAGATGAGGATGTGGAGTCCGTAGCCGACGCCCATGCAGCACGCGCAGCGTTTGCAGCCCTTGCAACACAAAGCCCAATACAGGATACTAAGTTAGCACTAACTAACGTAAAGACCCCCAAGGCGGTACAGCACTTGGTGGGGATGTTGACCGCCTACGACTGGGCGTTTATAGAACAGGCTAAAGAGATTCGGGGATACACCGTAGCCCAGATACTTGAAGAGACTAAGAACCCCGACACCAAATTCAGGCTCAAGGCGCTGGAGATGTTGGGTAAGGTAACTGAGGTTGCACTATTCACGGAACGAATTGAGGTCAAGAAGACCCAGCTATCGGACACCGAGTTGGAGCAGCGCATCAAGGAAAAGCTCAACAAGTTTATGAATGTGCTAGATGTAGTAGATGTAACTCCCCTGCCTGATGAACCTCCAGACGCTGACATCGCTAAGTAAAGTTGAGCTTGAGGCGCTTCAACGCGCCTTGCCAACAATGTCCTTGCAGGACAAGATGGAGCTATTTGACGACCTTAGCATCCGGGAAGAACGCGCCAGACTGTCCGCTGCCAAACTAAGCCCCCTTGGATTTGCCACGGGCGTGTACCCCGGATTCAAGATTGGCGCACACCACAGGAAGCTGGCTAAGATATTTGAGGATGTCATCGACGGCAACAAGAAGCGCGTCATCATCAACATAGCCCCCCGCCACGGCAAGTCCGAGTTCAGCAGCTACCTGTTCCCTGCTTATTTTTTAGGCAAGTACCCCGAGAAGAAGATAATCATGGGAACGCATACTGCGTCCCTGTCGGAGGACTTTGGTCGGCGGGTGCGTAACTTAATCGACTCGGAGGAGTACCATGAGATATTCCCCAACACGCTTGTCGCTAGCGACCAAAAGGCCGCAGGCAAGTGGAGTACCACAGCCGGGGGGCAGTACTATGCCGCAGGTGTCGGCGGTGCGCTTGCTGGACGCGGCGCTGATCTATTCGTTATTGATGATCCGCATTCAGAGCAGGATATCAAAGTAAACAGCCGACTTGCCTTTGATACGGCGTGGTCTTGGTTCCAGACGGGGCCGCTTCAGCGACTCATGCCGGGGGGAGCCATAATAGTAATAATGACGCGCTGGAGCCTGCTCGACCTGACCGGACGCCTGATTGACTACCAGACCAAGAACCCGGACTCCGTGCCGTGGGAGATCGTGGAGCTACCCGCCATCCTGCCATCGGGTAAATCCCTGTGGCCCGAGCAATGGCCGCTTGAGTTGCTGGAGTCCACCAAGGCCAGCTTGGAGCCACGGTATTGGAACGCGCAGTACATGCAGCAGCCGACATCGGACATGTCCGCGGTTGTCTCCCGGAAAGACTGGCGGGTGTGGCCCCATGACGATGCGCCCAAATGTGAGTACATAATACAGTCGTGGGATACGGCGTTTGAGACTAAGACCACAGCCGACTACAGCGCCTGTACGACATGGGGCATATGGTACAACGAGGAGGAGAATAGCTCCCCGCAGCTAATACTATTAGATGCGTTCAAGGACAGGATGGCATTCCCGGAGCTAAAGGCGGTGGCGCACAAGCACTGGAAAGAATGGGAACCAGACAGCATAATAGTGGAAAAGAAGGCCGCAGGCTCCCCCCTGATTCAGGAGCTTAGGGCCATGGGCATACCTGTGCAGGAGTTCACGCCCAGCCGAGGGAACGATAAAATGGTGCGGATGAACGCGGTGGCAGACCTGTTTACCTCTGGCAAGGTATGGGCACCGGACACGCGTTGGGCACGGGAGGTTATTGAGGAAATGGCGGCGTTCCCGGTTGGGGATCACGACGACTATGTGGATACGACAACCCAAGCACTGTTGCGTTACAGGCAGGGTGGATTCATCGCGCTCGACTCCGACGAGAAGGAAGAGCCTAAAATATTCAGACGCGGCAGACAAGCCGCATACTACTAGGACACCCAATGGCAACCAATATTGACAAAGCCCTGTACCAAGCGCCAGAGGGTATAGATGACGCTGCTGCCGATGAGTCGGCCATTGAGATTGAGATTGTTGACCCAGAGGCAATCAAGATTGGGGTTGGCGGCATGGAGCTTGAGATTGTTCCGGGGGAGGGTGATGAGGGGGGCTTTGACGAGAACATTGCCGATTCGATGGATGAGTCGGCCATGCAGTCCATGGCGTCTGATCTGGTGTCCGAGATTGACAACGACAAGGCGGGGCGCAAGGATTGGGAGAAAGCATACACGGAAGGGCTGAAGCTGCTGGGGCTTCAGTACGAAGAGCGCACGGAACCGTGGAACGGAGCCTGCGGGGTGTTCCACCCAATGATTACCGAGGCGGTTGTCCGGTTCCAGAGCGAGACCATAACGGAGACATTCCCTGCCCAAGGGCCAGTCCGTACCAAGATCATCGGCAAGGAAACGCCCGAGAAGAAACAATCCGCGCTTCGTGTTGAAGAGGACATGAACTACCAGCTAACGGAGAAGATGGTTGAATTCAGGGCAGAGCATGAGAGGATGTTGTGGAGCCTACCGGCTACAGGTTCAGCGTTCAAGAAGGTGTATTACGACCCCAGTCTGGGGCGGCAGGTGTCTGTCTTCATACCCGCAGAGGACATCATCCTGCCGTATGGGGCGTCTGATATCCAGTCGTGCTACCGCGTTACCCATGTGATGCACAAGACCAAGAACGAGATACTCAAGCTGCAAGCGGCGGGGTTTTATCGGGAATGTGATTTGGGTGATCCGACCAAGGACACGACGGACATTGAGAAGGCTAAGAACAAAGAGACAGGCTTCAGCGATATCAACGACGACAGGTTCACGCTGTACGAAGCGCATGTTGACCTCGACCTAAAGGGGTTTGAGGATACCGACAAAGAAGGGGAAGAAACGGGCATCATGCTCCCCTATGTGGTCACCCTGATTAAGGGAACCAATGAGGTTTTGGCAATTCGCCGCAACTGGGAAGAAGATGACGACCTTAGACTCAAGCGACAGCACTTTGTTCACTACCAATACATTCCGGGATTCGGAGCGTACGGGTTCGGGCTGTTCCACCTTATTGGGGGGTTCGCAAAGTCGGCTACCAGTATTATGCGACAGCTTGTGGACGCAGGCACACTTTCCAACCTCCCCGGTGGACTCAAGACCCGAGGGCTTCGCATTAAGGGTGATGACACGCCGATTGCCCCCGGAGAGTGGCGGGACGTAGACATTGGCTCTGGGGTGATGCGGGACAACATCCTGCCCCTCCCGTACAAGGAACCGAGTCAGGTACTGATGGCCCTGCTGGGCAACATCGTGGAAGAGGGCAGGCGCTTTGCTGCCACGGCTGATCTAAAGGTCAGCGACATGTCCGGGCAAGCCCCGGTGGGTACGACCCTCGCGCTGCTGGAGCGCCAGCTAAAGGTGATGACGGCGGTTCAGGCTCGGGTGCACTTTGCGTTCAAGCAAGAGTTGAAACTGCTGGCGCGGATCATCGCGGACTACACAGACCCGGATTACACCTACGAGCCAGATGTAGGCTCCTCCAAGGCGAAGCGTTCGGACTACGACGATGTGGACATTATTCCCGTCAGCGACCCCAACGCAGCTACCATGAGCCAGCGGGTTGTCCAGTACCAAGCCGTCATTCAGATGGCGCAGATGGCCCCGGATATCTACGACTTGCCCCAGTTGCACCGCAACATGCTGGAGGTGCTGGGTATTAAGAATGCAGACAAGCTCGTGCCGCTGGA